GGGGAACCGACTTAATTAATATATCACAAGGTTTAAGATCATGGAATTAATCGACACAGGCAAATGCTTAATTGCCGCACAAAACAGCAAAGGCGTAAACAGCCGACAGCTTGCAAAAATAGCTAACACCTCACCGCAGCAGGTATTGCGCTGGCGTAAAAGCAAGAACTTAAAGATACATACTATCCAACTAATATGCTTGTGTTTGGATATAACGGTATTTGATTTTATAACATTTGGTTCTAAGTAAAGTCATCTTTTTGGTTCAGTTTGGAAGCCAAATAATTTAAACTCCAAACAGTATTCGGGCTAGAGGCTGATGAACTCTTTAAATTAAACATCAGAGCGTGGTTGACCCTCCAGTGCATAGCCCCCGAAGCAGATCGGTTTCTGCTAAGGGATAGATTAGAGATTCGATACGAATACGAATTAACCGCTGAGTCGCATAGCCCTCAGGTCTTAAATTTTACTTTTCGAAGTAAAAGGGTTTATAACATCTACTAAAATATATATTTAAATATATTTATTAATAAACAAGGCGAGGCTTGCCGAGCCATAGGAGAAAGATATGAAAGGTTGTTATTTAGTAAGGATAATGGATGAGCATAAAGGCGGTGATGAGTTTATATCTATGATTTATGCAGAATCTTTTGAAAGTTTTTTTTGGCAGGTTGATGAGCAAGGTTATGACCCTAATTCTATCGAATATAAAAAGATTAAGTTAGGCGGTATAACTTTAAAAGTTAATAGAACTACAGAATCTGACGGCTTATTTAACTACGAAGATTATCAATATGAGTTTGATCAATTTAGTGAATACCTGTTTGAATTTATGGACAAAGACAGAAATGGCTGGCGAAGTCTAAAGCGTGAGGACATTGAATCTAAGATTTGGGGGGATTAAAGATGATTGTCATACCTAATAAATCGCACCACGATAAAGCCATATCAATGGCGACCAACAAGGCATTTAACGGCAAGACGATGCTAGATAATGGTTCAGGTCAATACGCTGGCAACCTAGCTGAACTGCTTTTTAAAGACGCTTTAAGTGATCGCTTTTTAGAGCATGAATACACAGCAGCTACCAGCTATCATTTTGACTTCAAGATAGGCAGGGCCACTGTTGACCTAAAAGCCAAGCAAAGAACTGTTGAATGTTTGCCAAGCTACGATACTCACGTCAACCTGTACCAGAGGGATTACCCTTGTCACTATTACGTTTTTGCTAGCGTTCTGATTCCGAAAGGAGAGAAGCTGGCGGCTAATGTCAAGTTTATGGGCTGGTGCAGGAAATCAGATTATTGGGATACCTGTCAGATCAAAAGAAAAGGGCAAAACTCAGATGGTCTTATTGAGCGAGAAGATGGGGGCAAAAAGAAATACAATGAGTTAGAGTCTATGGATTCATTTTTCAACAAGGTTGAGACTCACCTTTATCAACAAGCATTCGGGGAATAATATGTTATTAAATACCAAAGAAGATTGGCAGCCAGAAGAAAAAGATGTAATCGCTTGGCAGAGAGCCTTTCCAGCAGTCAACGTCCACCAAGAACTTATGGCAATGGAGTCTTGGTGCGATGCTAACCCAACAAAGAGAAAGACAAAAAGCGGTATTAAACGCTTTGTTAATCTGTGGTTAACCAAGGCTCAGAATCAGGGAGGCTCTCCAATGGCTAAGAAGGCTGGCAAGAATGAAAGCATCAGGGCCAAGTCTATTGACATGCAGATGACTGACATAAGCTGGCTTAACCCTGAAGATCAAATGTCGATGAAACAGTATTATCTCGACAAGTTCGGATTTTATTATGACGGAGAATTAAAGAATGCGTAGCAAGAATGCAAAAAGGTTAGTCGAGTTTAAGGGAGAGCATCCTATACTGCAAAACGGCAAGTGCTACACGATTGCTGAGTATGTAAAGGTTTGCAATGCGTCAAATGAGAGTGAGATTAAATACAGCACCCTTAAGGGCAGGCTTTATGGTGCTCAATATTGTGAGCCTAAACACTTAAAAGGTACTTTTGCTTTCCAGAAAAATAGCTTAGGTTATGATCGGGCAGCGAGAGAAAGAGTCAGGACAGCCAGCAGGCTAGAAAACAGTTCAGAACGCTTGATGGCTAAGTGGTTACGGGTGAAGCTGTGACACAGGGCGATCACGTTAAAGTTGAGAGCAGTCAGGAGCTAGAAAAAAAGCTACCCTTCATACTAAAGCGGATGGAGGGCTGGGACTACTAGGTTCCGATGGTTGTTAAATTAGAACCTTACCAGAACCCTAGAAGTTTAAGCCAGAACGCTATGTCCCATATCTGGTACAGGGAGATAGCTAACGCAATGGCAGACAAGGGCCACAAGATTGATCACGAAGAGCCTGCCGAGGTATGGAAGCTGTGGTTAAAAAAGCGGTTTTTAGGAACTGCTAGTTACTCGATTGGTAACCAGCACATCCCAGAGCAAGTAAAAAGCACCAGCAAGCTAACAAAAGGCGAATTTGTACACTTTCTTGATAACGTCTATCATTGGGCTACCAAGCAGGGCATTCGGTTATCAATACCCGCAGACAGCGAGTATGCCGAGCTACAAGCCCAGCAGGAGGCGTAGTGAGTAAGATAGACCCAAGGGTATTAAAGGAATTCGCAACTACCGAAAGACATCACGAAGTATTAGACGCAGTAATTGAGTTTGGATCGGCAAACAAGGCATCGAAGAAGTTAAAATGCGGCAGGCGAACTATCGACGTTATGCTCAGGAGGTTGGAGAAGTATGCAGCTACTCAGGGCATAGCTCCACACAGAGACCTAACCCACCAGACCGCAGAGGGCTTTGAAGCAAAGCGAATATCTACTGCTTACAAAGAAGATGGCTCCCAAGCCTTGCAATGGGTTATACAGGAGAGAGCCAAAGGTTTAAGCAGAGATCAAATTGTAGACGCTATAGAAGGATTCGAATGGAAGCCAGCCCCAAAGATCAAAGCTGCTAAGGGCCATGACTCAGAGCTACTTACCCTTTACACCTTGACGGATTTCCACTTGGGTATGTATAGCTGGGCCGCTGAGACTGGCGATGACTGGGATATGTCTATAGCAGAGCATGAGGCACTTTCTGCAATTACTAGAATGGCTGATGGCTCACCCAATAGCGAGCTTGCGATACTTAACCTGCAAGGCGACTTCCTGCACTGGGATGGCCTTTTGCCAGTTACACCGATATCTAAACATGTACTAGATGCTGATACGCGCTACGGTAAGCTGATCGAGATGGCGTTGTCAGTGACCATGCAATGCGTTGAGATACTGTTAACCAAGCATAAAGCTGTAAAGCTAATAGTCTGCGAGGGCAACCATGACGAAAGCGGCTCTGCGTGGCTTAGAAAGGCAGCTAAGGTTATCTACAAAAACAACCCAAGGCTAGAGGTAGACGATACCGAGTTCCCGTACTACGCGCACCTGCATGGCGAGATAATGCTGGGCTTTCACCACGGGCATAAAAAGAAAATAGGCGCATTGCCTGCCGTGTTTAGCTCAGACGCTAGATACAGGTCAATGTGGGGACAGGCTAAATACTGCTATATCCACACAGGTCACTACCACCATCAAGAGCAAGTAACTGCCGAAAATTCAGGCGCGATAGTTGAGAGGCACCCAACGCTGGCTGGTGCTGATGCTTATGCGGCTAGGGGTGGTTATGTAAGTTGGAGGGCAGCACATGCTATTACCTACCATTGCAATACTGGCGAGCATAGCAGAAAGACTGTAGTTCCGAGCTTAAAGGATGAGTAATGTTATTAATTTCCCCAAGAATGGAGTCACTGCTGCTAAGTCTTTTTGTAAGTGTGGTAACGGTCTTGAGTATTGGATTGGCAATGATGGCAATGCTTACGGGATTTGCCCTCATTGCAACATTGGGATGCCTTGTGAGATTGAGATATTTGAAGAAGAGGACTACGAATGAAAGCACTAGAAAATCAAGTAGGTGGCGACCACTACAAGAACAAAGCTATTCAGCCTATAGAATACATAATGGCGAATGAGTTGGATTTTTGTGAGGGCAATGTTGTGAAGTACATTACTCGCTGGAGGGATAAAGGCGGGGTAGAGTCTCTCAGAAAGATTAAGCACTACGTTGACTTCCTGATCGAGCGAGAAATTAAAGATGACTGAGCCAGCTTACAAGTTTACAAATTACCCCTACAATTCGAGTTTTGTAAACCACCCTGTACTCATAGAGTATACAGTTCAAAGCCACAACCTCACCCTTCCTGAGATGCTGGAGCATATACAGTCATTCCTGCAAGCATCTGGCTATGACTTCACCGACAAATATTTGGATATAGTAGATGCCGAAGCGTAAAAAGACTACTGTCGCTCAGGAGGTAGAGAACGCCGCAAAGCTCCTACAGCGGCTTGTACGTCTGAAGGCAAGCGATGATAACGGATACTGCCAGTGCGTTACCTGCGGCAAGATAGACCACTACAAGTCCATGCAGGGCGGCCATTTTATCCCTAGAGGCAGGACTGTATTTAAGCTATTTGAGGAAAACATCCACCCCCAGTGCCCTAGCTGTAACCTCTGGGGCATGAAGCAAGCGCACTATGTCCTACGCTACAGGCAGTGGATGGCAGATACCTACGGGGAGCGCAGAGTTAAAGCTATGGAGCGTCT